CCAGATGCAGTGTTCTGTGATGCAGGTGCAGGTAGTGGAGTAATCGACAGACTAAGGCAGTTGTCATATGACGTAATAGAAATACCATTTGGAGGTAAGGCAACCAAACCAGAGCAATACATTAACCGTAGGACAGAGATGTGGTGGTTAATGAAAGAATGGATAGAGATGGGAGGTGCAATACCGAACGACACCGCACTCAAACAAGAGTTAGCAACACCGATATATTGGTACGACAATGTAGGTAGGAAAGTATTGGAAAGTAAGGATCAGATAAAGAAGAGATTACAGGGAGCAGGGTCACCAGATTTAGCAGATGCCCTAGCACTAACCTTTGCCCTCCCAGTAGCCAAGAAAGAGATGGAGGACATCTACATCAAAAGACGTAAAGTTGCTACTCAGAAGGAGGAATATGACCCATACACCAGAATGTAACTTTGTTCGTATAGCAGAAGGTCTAGATGTAGACCCATTACTCCAATTGTTGGACGGTAAACCTGAGTTATGGAAAGAAATAAAACACCGTCAACATTTTACTGGTACACCACATAAAGATACCGAGTCAATATACGTTAGAGGGCCACTAAAAATGACTCCTTACTACGTCATGTACGACATAGGATCGTATGACTACCCAAGTATGAAGTATTTGAAGGATGCATTAGTACCATTAATGCGACCAATACTAGAAAAATTAGAAGTAATAGAAATGGGTAGGGTACTTATAGTTAATCTTAAACATGGTGGTCATGTAACTAAACATAACGACCAAGGAACGTATGCAGATCATTACTCCAGATTTCATTTAGTAGTCACATCTAACGAGTGGTGTAGCCAAACCTGCGGAGATCAGAAACAAAAGTTTGAGGTAGGTGACGTTTGGTGGTTTAACCATAAGAAAATGCATACAGCGGACAATGTTGGCACTACAGACAGAGTGCATATAATATTTGATTGTGTAACTAAATATCCTTTATGACTAGTGTGACCGTAACTAATGATAGTAAAGCTACTGTAAACGAAAGTAGAGTACCAAAAACAGAGATTAAACTCTGCACCTACGATGAATTTGTTGTTTTAGCAAAATCATTATTTGAAGAGCATTACGAAGAGATTGCTCGCAACAAACAAATAATGAAACTAAAGCCAAACTACAAACTGTATGAAGCACTTGATTCAACAGGTTGGTTATTTGTCTATGTAGCAATGCAAGATAATGTCTGTATTGGATATTCTATGAACATAATGATGCATCACTTGCATTATGCTGATCTAAGGATTGCCCAGAATGACATTTTGTTTGTCAAAAAAGAACTTCGGGGTGGACGATTAGGTTTACGTTTGTTAAAGGCAACAGAAGATCATGCTAGATCTGAAGGCTGTAAACTTATGTTATGGCACGCTAAAGAAAACACCGCTTTAGCAAAATTGCTACCAAAATTAAAATATGGTGTACAAGAAATCATGTATTCTAAGGAGATTTAAAAATGGTAGTCACAGCCATCGTTGCCACAGTTGCCAGTACCGCAGTTCAGTATGTTCAAGGTAGACAGCAACAGAAACAACAAGAAAGACAATTAGCTGAACAAAAATCTGCTAACCAAAAAGCTGCTGCACAAGCAGAAAAAACACAAGAAGCTAACGAAGTTGCACAAAACAAAGCCAATAGAAAGGCAGCAGACGTTAGTGGTATTAATGCAGGTATTGAAGCAAGGCAAGGAGAAGGTGGCGGTGGTACATTGCTTACTGGTCAAGGCGGTGTAGCAGGTGAAGATTTAAATCTAGGTGGCAACACATTATTAGGCGGTTAATCAATGAAAACCAAGAGACAACAACTGTTGACGAGGTGGGGTCATCTCAGATCAGAGAGGGCTACTTGGTGGTCACATTGGCAAGAAGTCACTACATATCTATTACCAAGGAACGGACGTTATTTTGAACAGGATAGAAACAAAGGTCATAGAAGACATAACTCGATATACGACAATACTGGTACAAGAGCATTAAGAACACTAGGTGCTGGCATGATGGCAGGTGCAACATCCCCTGCAAGACCTTGGTTTAGGCTAGGAACTACAGATCCAGACTTAAATAAGTTTCCACCAGTGCAGTTATGGCTATCTGATGTAACAGAACGTATGCAATTAGTGTTTACTAAGTCCAATACATACCGAACATTGCATGGTATTTATGAAGAACTTGGAGCATTTGGTACGGCTGGATCTATTGTTTTACCTGATAGTAAGAATGCTATACATCATTACCCAGTAACGATAGGAGAATATGCAATTGCTACTGATTATCAGGGCAGAGTAAATACTTTATTTAGAGAATTCCAAAAAACAGTAGGAGAAACTGTAAGAGAGTTTGGATATAACAAATGTTCAACGTCCGTTAAGAACCTGTACGACAGGGGTTCACTAGATCAATGGATTACTATTATTCATGGGATAGAACCAAGGGATGATAGAGAGCGTGACTACAAGAAAAAAGACAATATGAACATGAAATACAAGTCTTGTTACTTTGAGCAAGGCGGTGATGGTGAACAGGTGTTAAGAGAAAGCGGATTTAGAGATTTCCCTGCCATTATTCCAAGATGGGGCATAGCAGGTGGCGATGTTTATGGTAATTCACCGGGAATGGAAGCATTAGGTGACGTAAAACAGTTACAGCATGAACAATTACGCAAGGCACAGGGCATTGATTATCAAACAAAACCACCATTACAAGTGCCTAGCTACATGAAAAACAGAGATGTAGACAGTTTACCGGGTGGAGTTACGTTTATTGATGGTCAACAAGGCAAAATTGAGACAGCATTTAACGTAAATTTAAACCTAAACCATTTATTACAGGACATACAGGATGTTCGTGGTCGTATAAATAGTAGTTTTTATGCTGATTTGTTTCTTATGTTGGCTAATGCTACTGATACAAGAATGACTGCAACAGAAGTAGCAGAACGTCACGAAGAAAAGCTGCTTATGTTAGGGCCAGTATTAGAACGGTTACATAATGAGTTATTAGATCCATTAATTGATAATACGTTTAACAGAATGGTAGAAGCTGGATTAGTACCACCAGCACCAGAAGAATTACAAGGCACTGAATTAAATGTAGAGTTCGTATCTATGTTGGCGCAAGCACAACGTGCTATTGGTACTAATAGTGTTGATAGATATACAAATTCTATGGGCATGATTGCACAAATGAAGCCAGATGTACTTGATAAGTTTGATTCTGACAAATGGGCTAATGCATATGGAGAAATGCTAGGTATTGATCCAGAATTAATTGTGCCTGATAAGCAGGTAGCAAGAATACGTCAGGAAAGAGCGCAAGCACAGCAACAAATGGCACAAAGAGAAGCACAACAGGAAGCTGTAGAAAACATGACTAAGTTAAATAATTCTAAAACTGGTGAACCATCTATGATGGATGTAGTAGGTCAGTTTAGTGGCTACAATTCACCAACACCATTGGAGGTATAAATGGATTTAATTGATTTAAAAAAAGACCCACAACCTATTGACAGCAATGAAATGTACGAAGAGCCGATGTATAGCTACGGTTTGTGTATATCGTTAGGTAGACAAGAGTTAGAAAAGTTAGGTATAGAAAAATTACCAGAAGCTGGTAGCGAAATGATGATTAAAGCTATTACTTATGTCAAAACTGTTAGAGAAAGTAAAGAAAAAGATGGTGTTGAGCAGAATGTAGAGCTACAAATAACTGCAATGGGTATAGAACCATTTGATAAAAGTGGTGATCAAGCTGATGGATTGTATGGTGAGAAGGCATCTGCCCCACCAAAGGCAACACCTGTTGCTAATACCACAACTTATTTAGCATAGGAATTTATTATGGAAAATCCAAACTTTACAAAGATGTCTCCTGACTACAAAAAAAGGTTTAGAGAGATGATTGAAAAAGATAAAAAAGAAAAAGAAGATAAAAAAAATAAAAATAAAGATAAAGGTAAGTCAAGATTGCAACAAATTGCAGACAAATTGTATGGGGGTAAAAAATAATGTTCGGTAAGAAAAAAGAAAGCAAAGAAGGTGTTATAACAACGATACAAAGAAGAAAAATACAATTAATAAAAACTAAAATGGATGCAGGTATGGCATCAGAAAAAGATAAAAAAGATTTAGAAAAACTTAGAACACTTTATCCATCAATGTTTTAATCATGAGTTTATACGAAAACATTCACGCAAAACGTAAAAGAATTAAAGATGGTTCTGGTGAACGTATGCGTAAAAAAGGACAAAAGGGTGCGCCAACTGATGGAGCATTTAAAAAAGCAAAAAGAACTAGTAAAGAAGAAATGGCTAAGAAGCTGTATGGTTAGGTGTGACCGTAATACCGTAGTGACTAGATATATTAGAGCATGAGCGAATACAATCCTCTCGATCTTAAAAGTCAACAGAAATCTAAAGACAATAAAAAGTCCGAAGAAAGAATTGACCGACAGAACGAAGAATCGGATATAAAATGGCTCATGAGCAGCAAGAGGGGTCGCAGATTAATCTGGAGACTTCTGGAACAAGCAGGTGTATTTCGATCATCGTTTAACACCAACGCAATGGCAATGTCATTTAGCGAAGGTAACAGAAACTATGGTTTGCAAATCCTTAACTTAATTCACACTCTCTGCCCAGAACTATATCCGACAATGATCAAGGAGCAAAAAAATGTCAGAGATGCTGATGACGGAAGCCAACCAATCAAATGAAGGTGACACACAGCAACCAGTAGACGGTACAACTGAGCAATCAGTTAATGCAACTACTGAAACTGAGCAGCAAGCTACGAGTGTACAGGATCAACAAGTTTCGGATGAAACCGCTGTTGAAAGTGAAACTAGCGATCAGGAAGTTGTAAAAGGCGCACCTGAAAATTACGAGTTTGAGTCTAAGGTGGCTGACGCACCGCAAGAACTCGACCCCGAAGTATTAACTGCTTTCGGTGATGTCGCTAAAGAACTTGACCTGCCACAAGAAGATGCACAAAAAGTATTAAACAAAGTTGCCCCTGTAATACAGGAAAGGCAAGCCAAAATGCTAGAGCAAGTAAGAGCAGATTGGGCAAACGAATCACAATCAGATGAAGAATTTGGTGGTGAAGCGTTAAACGAAAATCTTGATGTTGCTAAACAAGCTTTAGATGCTTTTGGTACTGATGCTTTTAAGTCGCTGCTACAAGAGACAGGCTTTGGAAATCATCCTGAGATAATCAGGTTTATGTACAGAGCAGGTAAGGCAATCAGTGAAGACAGTTATGTTGGTAATTCTCAAGGTGCTAATGCCAAAGGCAATAGTATTCCAAAAGATTTTAACGGTATAGCAAACGCACTGTATTCTAATCAGCAAAATTAAGTCAGGAGTTATTAATGGCTACACTTTCAAATTCAAATTTAACCCTAGCGGATTGGGCAAAACGAAGCGACCCAGACGGTAGAGTTCCAATCGTTGCAGAACTGTTATCACAGTCAAACGAAATACTAGATGACTGCGTTTTTAAAGAAGGTAACTTACCTACTGGAGAACGTGTAGTTATTAGAACAGGACTACCCGGAGTTTATTGGAGAGCATTAAACCAAGGTATTCCATCAACTAAGTCAACAACAGCACAGATCGATGAAGCTTGTGGAATTCTAGAAGCAAGATCTGAAGTTGATAAAGACTTAGCAATGTTAAATGGTAACACTGCACAATTCCGTCTATCTGAAGACACTGCTTTCTTAGAAGCAATGAACCAGACTCAGGCAGAAACAATGTTCTACGGTAATCCCGGAACAGATCCTAAAAAGTTTCTAGGTCTAGCGCCAAGATACGGTGATCTTTCAGCGGATAACGCAGTAAACATCCTTAATGCAGGTGGATCAGGTTCTGATAATGCTTCTGTATATCTAGTAGTTTGGGGTGATAATACTGTTTATTGTCCTTTCCCTAAAGGATCTAAGGCAGGTTTAACACACGAAGATCTAGGTGAGCAAACTGTTTACAACAGTGACGGTACAAGGCTACAAGCTTTTGCTACTCGTTACCAATGGAAAAACGGTTTGGTTGTTAAAGATTGGAGATACGTTGTTCGTATTTGTAACATTGACATTTCTGACCTTTTAGGAAGTACTGGAACTCAAGCATCCACTACATCTACTGCTCTTATCAAATTAATGGCTAGAGCATTATACAGAATTCCTAATATGGCTATGGGAAGAGCAGCGTTCTACATGAACAGAACTGTTCACTCAGGTTTATCAATCGCAGCACTTGATAAGTCACAATCTGTATTAGCCATCCAAGAAGGTTTATCACAGTTTGGTACAGCACAAAGCTACTTATCATTCTTAGGTGTTCCTCTAAGAAGAGTAGATGCGCTAATTAATACCGAAGCTGCGGTAAGTTAACCCATTTATTATTAAAGGAGATTCAAAATGATTACAGATGCATTGCTCAGAGTGAGCGAAGATCAAGCACTTACTACAACTGCTGTTTCTACAAACACTGTTGATTTAAGTGTTGCTAGAGACATGGGTGAAGGTACTGCTTTATACATGAATTTTGCCGTTACTACTGCATTAGCAAATGGTACAAGCGTAAAATTTGAAGTTATTACCAGTGCAAGTGCAAACTTGGGAAGTCCTACTGTTATAGGCAGCAGCGATGCTATTCTTACAGCAGCACTTACAGTTGGTAAAAACGTAGTAGTACGTTTAAACCCAGAAATTGCTGGCAAAGGTCAAAGATACCTTGGTGCTAGATACACAATTGCTGGTACTTTTAACGCTGGTAAAGTTACTGCTGATATAGTAGAAACAATCGGTGACGGTAGAAAGTTCTATGCTTCTGGCTTTACCGTAGCTTAAATTAAAAATGACTTATGCCTATTTACAAAGCTAAAATCAAGTGTTTCGTTGGTCAATCATTACGAGAAATTGGCGAAGAATTTGAGTATAACGGAGAATTTTGCAAGCATCTTGAATTAGTTAGTGGTCAAGAACCTCAACCACCTGTAGCGTCTACTACACCTGTGGAAGCTGAAGTTAAGACAACTAATTTAGAATTGATGACTAAAGCAGAACTTGAAGTTTATGGTCGTTCTATCGGTATTGAACTTGATAGAAGACAAACAAAAGATACTTTAATTAAACAACTTGAAGCAGCTAATAAATAGGCTAAGTCTTCTTATTTGACATACAGGGGGCTAGTAGTATTACTGCTATCCTCCTCTTTTTATAGGAGATGTAATGGCAACTGAAGTAGATATTTGCAACCTTGCCCTAGCGCACTTGGGTGATGATGCAACAATAGCTTCGATAAATCCACCAGAAGGATCAGCGCAAGCAGAAAAAGCTGCACGGTTTTATCCTATTGCAAGAAACACTTTGCTACAAATGCATACTTGGAACTTTGCTTCTAAACGTGGAAATTTAGCATTAACAACTAATACTCTTGATCAATGGGATTATGCATATACTGCACCTGCTGACATGATGTCACCTGTTGCAATAATATCTCCATCATCACAAAATGATTACGCTACAAGAATGTCTGCTGGTGATACTCCCGGAGGTATAACAAGTAATTATGCACCAACAATTGTAGCTGGACAATATACACCGCAGCAATTTGCGGTAGAAGGAGCATATATTTATACCAATCAAGAAAATGCAATGTTGAGATATCAAAGTAAAATTACTGACACATCTATATTTAGTGATTTATTTGTTATTACATTGTCTTGGCATTTAGCATCAATGCTTGCAGGGCCAATAATAAAAGGTGATCAAGGTATGGCAGAAGCTAAACGATCTACACAAATGATGATGGGATATTTATCAAGTGCAAAACAAGCAGACAATTTACATAGAGATATAACGGTAGAACATATAGTTCCTTGGACATCAGGGAGGTAATCAATGCCAGTTACACGCACGTTTTCTAGATCTTTTTCTGGAGGTGAAATATCACCAGAAATGTTTGGTCGTATAGATGATGCCAAATTTCAACAAGGTGCAGCTACAATGCGTAATTTTGTAGCAAAACCCCAAGGGCCAGCAGAAAACAGACCGGGATTTTCGTTTGTAAGAGAAGTAAAAAACAGTAATCAATCCGTAAGATTATTATCTTTTACTTTTTCTACAGTGCAGACAATGATAATTGAGATGGGTAATGAATATTTTAGATTTCATACATTAGGACAAACTTTATTTTATAGCGATGGTGCTGCATGGAACAGTGGTACAAACTATGCAATAGGAGACATAGCAAAATATAGTGGTGTTAATTATTACGCTAAAACAGCACATTCTAATAGCCAACCACCAAATGGAACTAATTGGTACGCATTACCTACAAGTCCAAACATATACGAAATACCACATCCATATCAACAAGCAGAATTATTTGATGTTCATTATGTGCAATCTGCTGACGTTATGACATTAGTGCATCCTAATCATGCACCTAGAGAATTAAGAAGATTAAGCGCAACTAAATGGGAACTTAGAACAATTAACTTTGCAAGTCCATTAGCGTCACCTACAGGTGTAAGTGTATCTGCATATATACCTTCATCAAGTAGTACTAACACAGATACTTATGAAGCTCATGAATATGTTGTTACCGCAGTGGCAAGTAACCTTGTTGATGAAAGCGCACAATCAGGTTCTGCATCTGTACAAAATAATATTTATGTAACAGGAGCTAAAAATACTATTTCATGGAACGCAGTTAGTGGAGCATCAAAATACAGAGTATATAAAGAACAAGCTGGTATATATGGTTTTCTTGGAGAGACAACTTCTACAAGTATTATAGATGCAAATATTGCACCAAACTTTTCTCGTACACCACCTATTTACGAAAACGAATTTCAATCTACAAATAATTTTCCCGGTGCTGTATCTTATTTTGAACAACGAAGAGTGTTTGCTGGAACTAATAATGAACCGCAAACTATATTGATGACAAAATCTGGTACTGAAAGTAATTTATCTTTTGGTTTACCAATACGAGATGATGACCGAATTAAGTTTAGAGTTGCTGCTCGTGAATCAAACACTATAAGACACATAGTTCCACTAACAAACTTACTTATGCTTACAGGGTCAGCAGAGTGGCGTGTATCATCTATTAACAGTGATGCTATAACACCTACCTCTATATCTGTAAAACCACAATCATATGTTGGTGCTAATAATGCACAACCAGTAATTGTAAATAACAGTATGGTATATGCTGCATCTCGTGGTGGTCACGTTAGAGAACTAGGTTATAACTGGCAAGCTAATGGTTTTATTACTGGTGACTTGTCATTGCGTGCGCCACATTTGTTTGATAATTTAACTGTTACAGATATGGCTTTATCAAAAGCTCCTATTCCTATTGTTTGGTTTATAAGCAGTGGAGGTAAATTATTAGGTTTTACATATGTTCCAGAACAAACTATTGGAGCATGGCATCAGCATGACACTGACGGTACATTTGAAAGCGTTGCGGTAGTGTCTGAAGGCAATGATGACGTATTGTATTGTGTTGTAAAAAGAACTATTAATGGCGCAACTAAAAAGTATGTAGAGCGTTTAGGTACAAGATTGTTTAATGATGCACGAGATTGTTTTTTTGTTGATTGCGGTAGCACATACAACGGTACAAATACAAATACAAACCAAACAGTAACTATATCTGGCGGTACAAATTATACAAGAGGAGAAAGCGTTACTATAACTGCAAACTATAATTTATTTAATGCACCACCAAGTCTTGATGATGTAGGCGATGCAATAGTTTTAATAAGCGGATCTAATTATTATCGTTGCAATATAACTGCTACAACAAATCAAACGGTAGCAACAGTTAAGTTAGACGTAGATTTACCTGCAAGTTTACGCAATACAGGAATTACAACATATGAAGTTGCAAGAAATGTTATTTCTGGGTTAGATCATTTAGAAGGCAAAACAGTAAGTATATTGGCAGATGCTGCTGTACATCCACAAAGAGTAGTGTCTAGTGGTTCTATAACATTAGAACGTGCATCTAGTGTTGTTCATGTAGGTTTAGAATACGAAAGTGATTTGCAAAGTATGCCAATGGCATTGCAGACAGAAGCGTTTGGCCAAGGCCGTGTAAAAAATATAAATCATGTATGGTTACGAGTATTAGAATCTTCTGGTATATTTGCTGGCCCTAGTGCAGATAAATTAGTAGAAGCAAAACAACGTACAACTGAAGCATATGGCGCACCACCTAGATTAAAAACAGAAGATATAAAAATTATGGTTACTCCAACATGGCAAGATAATGGTCAGTTATTTGTACGTCAAACTGATCCATTACCATTAACGGTTGTAGGTATGACATTAGAAGTTGCTATTGGTGGATAGTGTGACCGTAAACAGATAAAGTGTATGTATATTATAAAAATAGGGATGCGTTGAGGTAAGTACAACAATGTCATGGCAACAGAAGTTTGGACAATTTGGCGATGTAATGTCAGTAGGTGGCCTAATTTCTGGTGGTGTAGGTAGTTATTTTGAAAGTAAATTTAGAAAAAACCAATTAAAAAGTCAGGCATTACAATTTGAGCATCAACAATATATGGCAAAAATAAATGCCAAATCTATAGAAAGTCAAGCGCAACATATATCAAGGCAATACAACAAACAAGCACAACTTAAATCTTTAGCACAAGGATTAAAAAAAGGTAAAAGAACTGCGTCTACTGCTGCAAGAGGAGGTACTTTAGGATACGGAAGTACAAGAGATGTTGCTGTAAGTCAGGAAGTATTGGATGAAATAGATAGGCTAACTATTAATGTTAATAAGGTAAAAGCTGTAGGAAATATGCGTATGAGAGGAGTGCAAGCCAATATTCAATCAGATATGTTAGGTGTATCAGCAGGTAATATGTTTGCTTCTGCCAGTTCCGTTAGTCCGTTTTTAAACATGAGTAGTACGTTAATGACAGGAGCAGGTGGTGTTATAGGGCAGATTGCAAAATCTACACACTGGGGTTAACTATGGTTTTAGAAGTACCAACAGTTCAGATAGAAAGTAATGCACCTACTATGTTGCAGGGTGGCAGCATCCAGCAAATGTCGGATGAAAAAAGCGCACCGTTAAAACAATTAGCAAAAGGCCAAATGCAACTTGGGCAACAAATAAGTAATGTTGCACAGAAATTACAAGACGAAAGAGATGATGCAGTATATACACAAAAACACAATGAATATATAGCTAAAGTAAATGAAACAAAATTAAACTTTGCATCTTTAGAAGGTGAAAATGCAATAAAAATAGTTGGTTATGACGAGAATGATGATCCTATAACTGTTCTTGATCAGACTAAAGCTGACCTTACAAAATTATCAGAAGAGTTTGAAGAATCGCTAGAAAACAATACACAGAAATTATTGTTTAAAACAAAAGCAGCAAGTACATTAAATTCTGCAAATATGTTCATGACTAAACATGAAATTACAGAATTTCAAGGATATCGTGATAATGAATTTTTAAATGAAATAGATATTATTGCAGATACAACTGGGCAAAATTATGAAGATTGGCATGATGGTTCTGGTGAATTTAGTAAACACAAAGCTATTAGTTTGTTATTAGCTTCTAGATATGCAGATAATAAAGGTTGGCCAGAAAATAGTTCACAAAGAGCAGGGTTGATACAAAAGGTTATAAATAAAATTAACGTATCTACTTTAAATCAAATGATTTCAAAGAAAGATTTTGACGATGCAAAAGCATATTTAGATAGTGAAACTAATGAAGGCAGGGTTGATGCAGCAACATACAATACTTATGCGTCAAAAATTCTTACTGGTTATAACAAACAAAAAGGGGAAATAAAAGCAAATGCAATTTTAACTGATCGTGGTGATACTAATAGCGGTTCATATACAGATAAAGCAAATAAATTATTTTCATTAGATAGTTTTAATCATACTGATGATGGTACTGGTAGAACTGTCAAATATGGTTTTAGACCTGATGAAATAGATACTAGTCAATTAAATGAATCGGATGCTAAAGAATTTTTAGAACAAGTACAAAATACATCTAAATATTATCAAGAAGATTCTGGTTTAAGTTTACTTCCACAACATCAAACAATACATCTTTTTGCTGGTAAACATTTAGGTATTAAAAAAGCAGATTCATATTTTTCAAAAGCAAAAAGTGAATTAAAAAAATCTGGTGTAGACAAAGACTCTGACGGATACAATGAAAAATTAATTGATTTAGTTATAGGTTACACAAATGAAGATATGGTTAACAAAATAGGAGCAGATAATCCTTTTGCAACAATGGTTGCTAATGATTTACAAATATTAAAATCAGATATTAATTATGATTACGACCCTAACGATGGGCCTTCATATAAGGTAGATGAAAAAACAAAAATGCCATTATTAGTTGATTTAAAGAAAAAATTAAAAGATACTATACAAGACGAAGATCAACTTACATATGCATTAGCAGAACTGGAAAGAAATTATAAAGAGGAAAAAAAAGGTAAAGAAGAAATTTATGATGCTAATTTAGAAGCAGCACAAGAAATTGCATATTCTGATAAAGATGGATGGACTAAGTTAGCAGACAACGGCATTGATATAGAAGATTTTACAAGAGAAGATCAATTGTTATTAAGAAATGGTCACTCAGAAAAATCAGATACAAATACAATTTTATTTTTAGATAAAAACCCAGAAGTAGTTGCAGATATAAACAAATTAAATAAATACAGAGGAAAACTTACACAAAGTGATTATTTAGAATATGTAGAAGAATCTAAAAAATTACAAGCAGGTGGAACAGGATCAGTGTTAGAAGCTAAAGTAGATGCAGATATTTTTGACACTGCATTAAAAGATTATGGATTTGAAAAATTATTAAAAAATACAGATATAGGAAGTGATTATAGAGATGTAAGGCTTGCAGTAAAAGAAGAAATAAATAAAAGGCAAACTCAAAAAGGTAGTAAATTATCTTTTAAAGAAAAGCAAGATGCTGTTGCGTTTGTATTAAATGATAAAATTCTTATGCAAGGCAAAGGTAAACAAATATTTCCTCTTGGTGCTGTTGATGAAGATGAATATCAAAAAGCATATGTAAAAGTAGGAAATAAAAAAGTATTTTTAAGAGCAATAAATAAATATCAAAGAAAACAAATAGTTCAATCATTTATAGACTCAGGCAAAGGTCGACCAACTGAACAACAAATTGCTGAATACTGGATTCGTGAAGGTATGCCAAGAGAAACAGAAAAGGGTGACAAAACTCCTAAGTACAATAAAAACGGAGACATAGTTAGTTCTGATACAGGTACTACACGCAAGTATGTACAAACTTTTAACATCATGGGATAAACATTATGACTCTTTCAAATCCATATTTAAAATTTCATAAAGAAGACGATGAATTGCAAAATGAAAATATTTTAAATTTAGCACCAAGTCAAAATATTGATAAAGAGAATGAAATAAAAATCGATGATACAGATGTAAATCCATACGCAAAATTTCATGAACAAGATGAACAAAATATGCGTAATCAAGTTAAAGCTAATTTGCAACTTGTTATAGATAAAGATCCAGACAAAGTTGGTGAAGCATCACGATTAGCAGATGAGCTAGGTTTACCAAAAGAATTTGCTTTAAATAGTGACCAAGCTGTCACGTTAATGATTGAAAAACAAAGAAGAGATAGATTAGAAGAATTAGAATTTGCTAGAGATAATAGCCCAGTATTATATAAACAATTGACTGATCCTACATTTGCTGCTTTGGCAAATGACAATCTTGCTAATTTAGAAGGGTTAGAAAGACTTTTTAAATCTACAGGTAAAATACCTGAGAATATAGGTCAAGGTTGGGCAAAAGGTAGATTACAAGTAAGAAGAGGTAGAATTGGTACTAAAGCACAATTTGGTTTAGCTGATGAAGAAGATTTTTTACAAATAGCAGAAATTGATAAAAGGTTAGAAGAGTATGCAAGAGATGGTACAGGAATTTTTGAAGAAGGTTTTGCAATATTTGGACAGTACTCAAAGACATTACCTTACGCAGTTGCAGGTGGTACAACAGGTGCAATAACTGGAGGTTTAATAGGAGCAGGTACAGGTTCAGTAGCAGGTGGAGTAGGCGCAATACCGGGAGCAGTTGCAGGTGCAAAATCTGGGTGGGTTGTTGGTTTTATGTCTACATTGGCTGCCGATTCTTATGCTATAGAAGCAGGTTCAATGTACTTGGATTTATTAGATGAAGGACTTGATAAAGAGTCATCAAAATATATTGCAGCAGGTGTTGGTGTTACTAATGCAGCTTTAGAACTTGTCGGTTTAGGTTTTGTAACTGCTCCTATAAGAAAAACATTAGCAAAACAAACAACAAAAGTTATAGCTAAAGAATTAATAAAACCATCAAGAAAATTAGCATTAAAAAATCTTGCAAAAAATTATTTATTAAACAACACATATGAAGGCCTTACTGAAGTAGGGCAAGAATTAGCTAATGTTATAGGTCGTGATTTAGCAATTACATTACAAGATAGTGATTTAGAAAAAGACCTTACCAGTGCAGATGGTTTAGGTAGAGTTGCTGTTAGGTTAGGCACAACTTTTGCAAGAACTATGCAAGGTATGGTTTTAGTTGGTTTACCGGGTAGTGTGTATTCTTTTTCATATGATTTAAATAAATCTAATCAAGCAAAAGAAGATTCTATATTTTTTGAAAATTTAGCAACACAATCAGCAAACAGCAAATTAAAAGAAAGAAACCCAAGATTATTTAATATTTTTGCACAACAATTAGGTGACGAAAATGGAATTAAAGAATTTTATTTAGACGCACAAACTCTTCTTAATGTAATGAATAGTCGTGGATTAACGATGGAAGATGTAAATGCAGTATCACCAGAAGTTGCTAAACAATTAACAGACGCAAGTAAAAACGGTACATTAGTAGGTACTGACATAATAATTCCTACAGGTGATTATGCTGCAAAATTTGCAGGTACAGAAATTGATCTTTTATTACAAGACCATCTTCGTAAAGATAAAGACACTTTTAGTAGAGCCGAAAATACAAACTTTTTAGCTAACAAAGAAAAACTAAAAAAAGAAGCTATACAAGTATTAGCAAACAAAAATAAAGAATCTAGTGATTTTAGTAAAAGTGCTAATAAAGTCAAAAAAGATTTTGTTAATATGCTTAAAGGTACAGGCAGATTTAAAACACAAAAAAGTTTACAAATAGCTTCAAATTTTTATCGTGATTACGTTATTACGCAAAGTAATAAATTAGGAATTTTACCAGAAGAATTTGCAAAAAGATTTCCATATAAAGTAGTTAGTACAGACCAAGTACAAATTTCACCACAAGAACAATTATTTAATCAAAATGGCACAGCCAAAACAGATACAGCACAATTTTTAAAATTTATTGGTAAATCAGTTTTTAAAGATAAAAATGACAATGCTGAAATTTTATATCATGGTACGCAAGATAATATAAATGAATTTGATGTTAATCATCCAAACAAAAAAGATATTGGTGCTTTTGGTAAAGGAATATATTTGGTGCGTGGTAAAGATGCACAAAATTTGGCTGCGTCATACGAAACTCAAAGAAAAGGAAATACTGCACAAGATGTTTTACCTTTGTATGTGCGTTTAGAAAATCCATATTATGCGACTATACAAGAAAAAATTGAATTAAAACGTGGTGGTGAAACAGCAGCTAACGGTTTTCAAGAAAGGTTAAAAGAGTTAGGGCATGATGGAATTATTATGAAAGGAGATAATGGCAATCAAGAAGTTGTTGTTTTTGATAATAATCAAATAAGATCATTAACTGAAAGCAATACTTGGGCAACAGACGTAGCAGATATTATAAAACAACAAGATTTAATTAATGAAGAAATTTTTGCACAAAGGACACAACCACAAGAACAAGGCAAACCAATTCCTGACACAATTTTTGATGTAGCTAATTTAGAAGCTGCATTTAATTTTGCTAAAGGTAAAAGTTATAAAACTAATCGTGATTTTAAAATTGCAATACAAAAACTTGTAGTAGACGCTGCTAAAAAAGCAGGTGTAGATGTTAAAGAATTTACCGCAGAAGTAGAAAAGTATCTTGTTAAAACAGTACTAGCAGATGCTAAATTTGCGTTAATAGAAAACTCAAACGCAGTTGGTTGGTACAACGAAAAAGTTTCTAAAGCAAAAGCTTTACTTGCACTTATACATCCAGAACTAGCTACTGAACCAGAAGCAAATTTTGCTTTTACTTGGGCATTAGCTAATACATCTAACGGTATAAAAGTAGATAAAAACTTTCAACTTGCAGAAGAAGCATACAGCTATTACATAGTTAACGGTAAGTTTCCTACAAAAATTGGTATTGGTGATGCTGCTGATGCAATTAACCGTAACTTTAAATTGTTTAACAGATTAATTGAAGAAAAAGGATTTGAAAGCTTTGAAAATTTTATGAAGACAACTCACACAGTTAAAGAAGTAGAAGCATATACAAATGACGAAGTATCTGGCGAAACTCAAGGTGAAATTGTATATGGCGCAGCAGTAATGGGGCCAAAAATTGGTAATGGATTTTTTGCAAATTTATATGGAAACTATGAACAATTAACTATGGATAGATGGTTAATGCGTACTTGGGGAAGAATGAGAGGTGAACTAGTTATAGATTATTCAAAACAGGCTAAAGTAAAACGTGGGCAATTAAAAGAATTAGTTAAGGCATTGTCTTTAAAAGAAAAAAAATTATTATCAGAAATTATTGGAGTAAAAGTTAAGTTGTCAAATATAGATGAAGTAGGCGTTGCAATACAAAAAGCAAGTACAAAAAAAGCCAATAGAAAAAAAATGAATGAGATAGCTACAGTTAAAGATAAGGTAGAAAGAAAACAATTTTTGCTTGATTTATTAGGTACACCACAAAAAAGATATCCACATATAAGTATTGGTGGAGAAATAAGAAAAGGCGGTAATGCATTAGCAAAATATTTAGATGGTCAAAAAGAAGCACCAAAAGGTGCGCCAGAAAGAAGAAATATAAGAAAAGTATTTAGTCAAGTGTTGACAGAGTTGCAACAAACGCAAAAAGATCTTACAATGGCAGATCTACAAGCATTGCTTTGGTATCCAGAAAGACGCTTGTATGACGCTGCTAAACTTGATTCACAAGAAACAAACTCAGGGTACGAAGACAACGAAGCACCTGACTATGCAAATGCTGCTGAATCTTTAGCTAGGCAGCAAGGCGTATCAGATGCCGACATCCAAACCACATTACAGGAGGTAGACAATGAACTCAAACGTCAGGCCATTGAGCGCACAAGAAGAAGTGAATCTGGAGAAGGAGGAACAGGAGGAATACGAGAGGTTAATACTTTCCAACAACAAGGAAGAATTGACGAATCAACAGGACTCCCCCTTAACACAGACGGAACAGTTACCGTTTACCACCACACCAACAAACGAGCAGCAGACAACATCAGAAAGTCCAGTGAACTTAGAAGTGCTGGAGAACCTGATGTCTACGTTACCACCAGAACTATCCCAGATACTGGCTATGGTGATACCTCAGTTGGACTCAGAGTCAACCCTTCTCGACTTAAGCTCGATGATGAATTCCCAAACGGACGAAAAGATTTCAGACTCTCAGTTGGAAAACCTAGAGGGTCTATTCGAGTAGATGTAATAGATTTAGAAAAAGAAAGCAAAATATTATCACAACAACAAATACCCGGTAATGCAAGAGGTGGTTTTGATCCAAAAACTTTAACAGCTTTTTTAAGTAAAGAAAGTGATATGTCTACGTTTTTGCATGAAACAGCACATTTCATGTTAACTGTGCATGAAGATTTAGTGTTGTCTGGACAAGCAACAACTGAAATGCAAAATGATTTTAATGTGTTATTAAATTTTTGGGGTGTTAAAGATGTTGATACATGGAGCAAACTTACATTAAAACAAAAAAGAAAATACCATGAAGCATTTGCGTACAACTACGAGATATATATAACAGAACAAAAAGCAGCACCTAGTATTGAATTGCAAAATATATTTAGAGAATTTACTAAATATTTAACACGAATATACAACTCAATTAGCGGTGAATTAAATGATTTATATAGAGAAGAAAATGGTACTGATTTACCTGTATTAACTGACGAAGTAAGAAGTGTAATGGATCGTATGTTAGCTAGTCAGGAAGCAATTACACAAGCAGAACAAATATATGGCATGAAGCCTATGTTTGCAACTCAACAAGAAAGTGGAATGGATGATGCAACATGGAAACAATATACAGATGCAATTAAAGAATATGAAGATTTAGCAATAGAAAGTCTTACTAAAGCAAGTATGAGACAAATACCTTGGATAAAAAATAAAATATTTAAATTAGAAAAACAACAACAAAAACAAATTGAAAAAATTCGGAAGAAAGTTACAGAAGAAATAACTAAAGATGTTGAAAATGAACGTCTATATAAATTACAAAATTTTTTAAAACGTGGTTTATGGAATGACAAAGATGGAACTCAATTTGAATCATTAGAAAGTAACAAAATAGATATAAAAGATTTAAAAAATTTAGTGCCATTTTATGACATGGCATCAGAAATAAAAAAATTAGGTACAGGTCAATATGGAATGGTAGGTAAAAATGGATTACCTGTTGATATGGTTGCAGAAATGTTTGGTTTTGAAACTGGACTAGATATGATTAATGGTTTAGTAAATTTAGAACCAATAAAAGACGTTATAAAACAAAGAGTAGAAGATCGTATGTTAAATGAATATAGCGGTTTAACTGATCCTAGACAACAAGAATTGCAATTACAAGAAGCATTACATAACGAAGCAAGAGCAAAATTTTTAGCAATTGAATTAAAATTTTTAAATAAAACAATGCAACCTGTACGTCAACAAGTTGTTGCTGCAAGATTAGTAGCTAGAGATATTTTGGCATCTATGAAATTGCGTGATATACGTCCAACAGTGTTTGCACAAAATGAAAAAAGAGCTAGAAAAGCTTTAGAAAAAGCAATGAGAACTGGTGATGTGCGAGGTGCTATAGAAGCTAAAAGATCTGAATTATTAAATAGTCAATTAGCTCGTGAAGCTGTAGAGGTACAAAAACATCGTGATAAATTTAATAAGAGAATAAAAGATATATTTAAGTACAACGAAAAAACTGACAGTAGAGAAAGTAATTATGTAAACGCAGCTAAAGAAATATTGACGTTTTTTGGCGAAGGGCCAGAAATAGAAAGCGATGAATCATATGTAAGTAAATTAGAAAAATACGATAAAGATACTTTTAACGAAATAGATTTAGTTATTACAAGTGCAAAAGAATTACCGGGTCGTGAGATAAAAGATTTAACTTCACAAGATTTTGATACTTTAGACGAAATAATACAATCATTGTGGTATCAATCAAGACGCACTAAACAAATGCGAGTTGAAGGTAAATTAATAGAAAAACAAGTAATTAAAGATGATCTAATACCAAAACTACAAAATATGGATCAAAGTGCTTCAGAAGATTTTGGAGAAGCAGGTGAAACAAATTTTTGGGAAAGACAAATTATGAAATTAGAAGGAATTAAATCTGGACTAAGGCGTGTAGAATCTTGGTGCAAAAGCAAAGATGGAGAAGGTAGTCCAAGGATTATAAGAGGTGGTGGTGCTTTAGGTGGCGGTGTATTAGTATCAAAAAAAGGTGAAGTAGCAGGTTCATTTACAAAATATATTTGGCGTGTATTAAAAGATCCTATTAATAAATGGCGTTCTGAAAGACCAAAATGGACAGGACGTTACGTTAAATTATTAGAACAAGTTGATTTTAGAAAAGGTTTAATAAAAGCTCCTGAGTTAGTTAATAACAAAGGCATATCTTATACATTTGGTCGTGAAAGAGGTATGGGCAAAGCTGAATTACTTGGAGCTATGTTACATACAGGCAACAAAAGTAATTTAGAAAAATTAATAGTAGGTAGAGGATGGGGTGAATTTAGAGATGACGGTTCTTTAGATACAAGAAAATGGGATACATTTGTAGACCGCATGATAAATGAAGGATATCTTACGTTAAAAGATTTTGAATTTTTACAATCTGTATGGGATTTAAATCAAGAAATGCTACCGCTTACACAACAAGCGCATAAAGAAGTATTTGGATATTATTTCAAAGAAATAGGTGCAACTCCTATAGTTAATAAATTTGGAACATTTAGAGGTGGTTATGTACCTGCTGCATTAGACAAAAATATAAACAGAAAAGAATTAGGACTACAACAAACTTTAGACAATGTAAGAGAAGAAATGAGATACGCAGTACCTGCTGTACCGAGAGGTTTTACTAAGCCTAGAACTAGGTCTATGAAAGCATTAAGTTTTAATCTTGGAGTGCAAGCACAACATATGGATAACTCTTTGCGATTTGCGTATATACAACCTGCTGTAACAGATTTAGTTAGATTGTTTAAAGACAAAGAATTCTCTAGTGCATTAGGTCGTGTTGATCCTACTGCAATTGACAAAATGTTAATACCTTGGCTAAGAAATGCAGCATCACAAAGAACTACACTTGGAGAAGATCATTTTGTAAATCAAGCTATTAGTGCAATTACAAGGTCAACAAGTTTAAATTATATGTTTTTAAGTATTAAAAATGGTATGCAACAAATAACAGGATTAATCCCTGCACGATTAGAAATAGAACATAAATATTTAAATGATGCATTTAGAAGATATACAAGAGAACCTCATCAAATGGCTAATGAAGTAGCACAAATGTCACCATTTATGCGTGATCGGCAAGTTAATCAAATGTTTGATGTGCAAGATCAAATGAATGATTTAATTTTAAATCCACAAAGATTTGAAAAATTACAAGCATGGGCAAGAAAAAATGGATATGTTGTCCAACAATTTTTTCAAAATTATGTAGACAGCGTTGTATGGATAGCTAAATACAATCAAGTTTCTGCTAACGCACCTACAACTATGACAGAAGCACAAATACAACAAGAAGCAATACAACAAGCTGATGGTGCTGTTCGTATGACACAAGATAGTTTATTGCCAGAAGACGTAGCAAGTTATCAAATTGCTGAACCATTTTTTAAAGCAATGTTTCAATTTACAAGTTATTTTAATGCTCAAGCAAATTTAAATTCTACACAATATAAAGCTTTAATAAAAGAAATAGGATTTACTTCTAAAAAATTTAGCGGTCAAATGTTGTTTACGTTTTTATTTGGTTTAGCTTTACCTGCACTTGTATCTGAAGCAATACAAGAAGCAGCCGGTGGTGGATTAGTAGATGATGACGAAGACGGTTTTGTTGATGAATTATTTGAATTTGGTTTTATGTCAATAGCAAGATATGGTACTGCTTTTGTACCTTTAGGAAGCACGTTATTTATGGCTCCATTAAATCAAATAGATAGCAAAAGATACAATGACCGTATTACGTTAAGTCCATCTATAAGTCTTATTAATACAACAGTACAAGGTACAACTAGATTTATTTGGAATCTTCCCGGTGTTATAAAAGGAGAAAAAGAAGTTAGTGGTTACGATGTAAGAAGCGGATTAACTGCTTTATCTTTATTAACAAAATTTCCTACATATTTTGCAGCTAAACCTATTGGTTTATTAGTAGATCTTAAAAATGGTAAATGGACACCGAGAGGGCCACTTGATTTAATAAGAGCTATAGTTACTGGACAAAAAGGCGAAGGCAGAAATTAAAGGTGTGACCGTAATACAAAGAATCAGTTGTAACCTAAATAAGATAGTGAATAAGTCTAGTTAATGACGATAAATTCGACTACACGAAAGACGAATAACTTAGTAGGTAATGGCAATACTGCTACATATCCTTTTGCTTTTAAAGTTTTTACTGATGCAGATATTGTCGTAAAAAAATTAGAAGTAAGTACTAGTGTAGAAACATTATTAACTCTTGGTGCAACTAATGATTATACAGTTAGTTTAAACCCAGACCAAAATGGAAATCCCGGTGGTAGCGTAACTTTAAGGCAAAGCAATAGTAATTTTAATTTACCTTCTGGTTTTCAACTTGTTGTTACATCTGCGTTAGAACCATTACAAGGTACTGACTTAACAAACCAAGGTGGATTTTATCCAGAAGTTATTAATGATGCACTAGATAAATCAGTTATCTTGCATCAACAACAACAAGATGAATTAGATAGGTCTATAAAATTTTCATTAACTAATACTATTGGTAGTTTAGAAATTACAGAAAATGCTACTGCTCGTGCCAACAAAGTTATGGCATTTGATAATGCAGGTGAATTTTCTATACTTAGTGAATTAGGTACATACAGAGGAAATTGGGCTGCTAGTCGTGCATATTTTGTAAGAGATCTTGTAAAAGATACAAGCACAAATAATATTTTTATGTGTAATTCTGGTCATACATCATCAGGATCACAGCCATTAACTACTAATACTGACTCTGCAAAATGGGATTTAATTGTTGACGCAGCAACTGCAACAACATCATCAACTAACGCAGCATCATCAGCTACGGCAGCAGCCAGTTCTGCAACAGCAGCAGCATCATCACAAACGGCAGCAGCATCAAGTCAAACCGCAGCAGCTAGTTCACAGAGTGCAGCAGCTAGTTCCGCATCAACCGCATCTACAAAAGCATCTGAAGCTACAACAGCTAAGACCGCAGCAGAAACTGCACAAGCAGCAGCAGAAGCTGCATTAGATTCTTTTGATGATAGATATCTAGGTGCTAAAGGATCTAACCCTACGTTAGATAATGACGGCAATGCACTTATAGATGGAGCGTTATATTTTAATACAACAGTAAATAGGATGAGGGTTTATGACCTTGGTAATACAACATGGCTAGAGGTAACAATTGTTGGATCAGATCTTGCAAACACTAATACAGTTGCAGGGTCAATTAGTAATGTAAATACAGTAGCCGGAAGTATATCAGGAGTAAATGCTGTAGCTAATAATGCGACTAATATAAATGCCGTAAATAGCAACGCAACTAATATAAATACCGTAGCCAGTACGGCATCAAATATTAATGCGGTAGCAAGCAATGCCAGTAACGTAAATACGGTTGCTTCTAATATCAGTAATGTAAATGCAATTGCAACAGACATTGCAAAAATACAAACGGTTGCCAACGATTTAAATGAAACAGTTTCTGAAATTGAAACAGCAGCGAATGACTTAAACGAAACAACATCTGAAATAGATACAGTTGCAAATGCTATTACTAATGTTGATAATGTTGGAAATAATATTGCAAACGTAAATACAGTTGCAGGGATTAGCAGCAATGTAACTTCGGTAGCAGGTAACTCAGCAAATGTTAATTTAGTTGCAGGGTCAATAACAAACGTAAATAACGTAGGTGGCAGCATTGCTAATGTTAACACCGTTGCATCTAACCTTAGTGGTGTAAACTCTTTTGCTGCAAGATATAGAACAGATAATAGTGGTAATAATCCATCATCAAGTCTAGATGGTGGTGATTTATTTTATAACCAAGCAAGCGGAAAACTTCTTGTTTATAACTCAGTAAGTAGTGCATGGGAAGAAACGCAATCTATTGGTAATTTCTTTATAAATACTATCGGTAACTTTAGTGGTACTGGTGGTAATAGTGCAACATTTAATGGTGCTGCGTATAAATTCACTTTAAGTAATGCAGGTCAGTTTGCCCAGCAAATGTTGGTTAGCATTAATGGTGTTATCCAAAAACCAAATACTGGTACAGGACAGCCTAGTGAAGGATTTGCTCTTGATGGTGCAAACATTGTATTTAGTTCTGCCCCTGCTAGTGGTGCTGATTTCTTTATCGTTACTATTGGTGCATCAGTAAGTATCGGTACTCCAAGCGACAATACAGTAACAAGTGCAAAAATAGTTGATGGAGCTATTGTTAACGCTGATATAAACGCAAGTGCAGCTATAGCAGGTTCTAAATTAGCAGATGATTCTATATCTTTAGCAAAATTAGAACATGGTACATCTAGCAATAATGGAAAGTTTTTAAGGGCTAATAATGGTGCTGACCC